GGGATTCAAAATCCCCCGCCCTTAAAAGCGTGCCGGTTCGAGTCCGGCCACTGGTACCATGCATTTCAATAAGTTACGTGATATTCAATCACTAACATCTCAGACACAAAAGACCAAGTGTCCAAAAAGTGTCCACTTTTTTAAGCATCTAACGAGTCGATTGGGTTATATTTTACGGCCTCATTTAAGTGCTCAGGCGCTAAATGTGCGTATCTCATCGTCATAACAATGCTTTGATGACCTAAAATTTTCTGTAATGTTAGCAAGTTACCGCCGTTCATAACGAAGTGGCTAGCAAACGTGTGTCGTAAAATATGTGTCCGTTGCCCTTCTGGTGTCACTATTCCGCTTTTTTCTAATGCATTGCTAAACGCTTTATAACTGCTTTTGAATAACTTCATTGAAGGTCGGGCACTTAGCTCCTCAAACAACCCTTTTGATATGGGTATGGTTCGGTTTTTCCCGCTTTTTGTCCGGTGAAAACTAATTGCATTCGACCTCACCTGTTCTTTCGTTAAGCTTTCGGCCTCAGTCCATCTTGCACCCGTCGCTAAACACACTTTACTAATCACAAGTGCATCCTTGTTTCTGCAACGCTTTAGCTCATTAATTAATGTAACGATTTCATCACTGGTCAGATAGCTGAGCGGGTTCTCATCAATTTTGATCGGCTTAATATTTTCTAATGGGTTTTTCTTATACAGACTTTGCCGTATTAGCTCGTTAAACACGGCCTTTAGGTATGCTAGATCATGATTTAATGTATTGGCCTTAAAGGTCTTAGCTTTTTCTGCTCGCCATTGTAAGTACATATCAGCGGTTACATCATCGGCCTTAGGGTTGTTTAGCTCATCACAAATTTTTCTTAATTTGCTGACTCGTTTAGCCCCATCTTTTAAGTGCTGACCATGCAATAAAAACCATTCATCGACTAGATCGGCTAACCGTCTTTTATCTGCTTTGGGAGGTTCCCAATCAGGATTTTTTGCACTCTCCTGAACTAACCATGCCTGCCACCGGATAGCCTCTGCTTTGGTCTTTAATGTTTTACGGTAACGCTTCCCTGATCCGTTTGGCCTAACGTCTACTTTCCAGCCTGATTCCGTTTTTGTAATACTCATTTGTACTTTTTTGCTTTTCTGCTTTAATTTCCGTATTACTTTTAATGGCGTACCCCTTTCTTATGCAAGCACTATCTAAATTTTTAATCATCTTCTTAGCGGTAACTTTGGGTACTTTTGCGGCTGATCGTCTATCAGATGTGTTCCATTACTATCAATTAAAAGTAGCCACTGACCAAATACGCAAAGAGACTGAGCAAGCCGCTATTGCAGCTCAGGAACAAAGGCAGCTTCGAAAAGAAGCTAATCACCAGAAGCTTTTGCGCCAAGCCCAAGCGGATCAAGAAGCGCGTAGGAAATCTAAAAAAGGTAGGGAATTAAACAGAAGTTGTTTAGATTGGAAACGGATGCATGAGCAGACACCTACCAATACATCCCAACGTGAATCAAATCGAGCTTGTGCCAAATATGATAATTACATCTATTCAGGTAGGTAGCTTGCTAATTTCTAACATGTAATATCCTTATAAAATTATACACAGCCCTGTGCGCTCCCTCGCCGGTACCATTTTTGTTGTACCCGTTGCGCTATTCGGTATCCGTTCCCGTGCTTTTTAGCTGTTCGCTTACTTCTTCTATCTCTGGGCTTATATGCCCTGCTTCTACATCAACTCTCCCTGTCAAAATCCAGTAGGCATATTGCGGAAAAATTTCCGCTAGCGTCTCCGCTTCATTAATCCCAAAGCGTGCTCGACCTCTTTTTATGTTTTGCCACCTTCTGTACTCATTGCTATTCACCTCTGCCAGATCTTTCAAAGAAATCTTACTCAGCAATAGCAATGCCCTATCTTCTGCGCTCATCTTCATAGAATTATTTAATATAGCTACTATTTACATAATTAGTTTCTAGTGTACTATTTAGCTATGTAATATGTAGCTAAAAAGGAACACGACAATGACGACTACAAATATTAACCCATTACATCTCAATCTGCCTCAATTCGTGCCTGTTATGGACCGCAAACAGTTTGCCGACCTTGTTGGTGTTTCTGAGCGCGTTGTATCTGGCTGGATTCAACGAGGCTATATACCCACGGTTCGTTTTAATAATGGCGAATCTAATTCACGTTCCTCACTAATCAATATAGTGGCGCTTGTTTCAGAGCTAGGGGGTTAAAAATGAAAACCTTTAGCCAACGCTGTCTTGAATGCTGCCGCAAGCCTTTGCTCTCTCACCTCGACTATATCGCGTTAGTGGATTGTTACACCTTTAATATTTCAACACTCAACAATCCAAAAATCGATTATCGGTGCTTGCAGCTCGTTCGTGCCAAATATCTGCGCACATCTTTTAACTCACCCGTAGTTGATAATTTTCACCGTACTGCGTTTTTAGCATTTAAGCGCTTTAACGGTATCGGTTCCCCGTTGCCTAGTAGCCAAGTGCGTCAATCTAGTCTGGGGCGTGTGGGGGGTCACTACCCTGCACGTTATTCGAAGTCGGTCATATCTGATTTATTTGGATATAGCCGCACAAGGGTGGCTCCTTCATCAGCCCCGATCAGCGTTTCGTCGTGTTCCGCTGGTCGGTTTTAATTCGAGGTCGTTGATATGTATGGATTTCAAATACCCGTAAAGCCTGACGAAAAATGCCCTCGCTGTAACGCGATTTATGAGGGCTTTAAAACATTTGTCTCTTTTATCGATCCTTCGTATCAACGTCAATGCGTGACCGTTTACGGCTCTGAATGTTGCCACTCTTGTGCTCAATCAATCGTTGCATGGGGTGCTGATACTCCCCGTGATCTGGTTACTACTTACGGTTTATCAATCTTAAAGCTCCACTCGGTTCACCTCTGCCTTGTCTCTTGGCAGTCGTGGCCTCCTCTTTCTTATCAATCCTATGGGATTAAAAAGCGTGTCTCGCTATCCCAGCTCATTAACAAAAGGTGATTCACATGCAAGCTCAATTAAAAGTGCGCGTACTAGCCGCTAAGCGTTTCAAAATGGACAACATGGCTATGAGCCAACTTTACATCGAAGGCGGTGCAATCTCGGAAGCCGACAAAATTGGTTGTCCGCCAATGAAAATGAACGGTGATTTTGATGTTCTGGAATCACTGCGCGGTGCGATCCCTGGTGACTTCGAATTAACAGTCGAGTTTCGTCAAGGCGGTGGTGACAAGATGACTCAGTATGTAGTCGGCGCTGTCCCTACGCACAAAAACATCGAAAGCCAGCCACGCTCTAAGCCTGCTGCTGCTTCTTAATGATCAACCGGGCATAGCGCCTAGCGATTATAAACAGGGGTATGGGGGCGTAGCGCCCCATGATTACCCAACCTAGGGCTAACAGCGCCTTACTCGCTTTCTAGATTATCAGGTGTTTTATGAATTTGTTGGTGTGTGATTCTGAAATATTCGTCGCTGAGTCTGGTTATCCAGATTGCTCCACTGGGTGGATTATTCAGGAATATGCGCCGCAAAGCCCCCCTTTAACAATTGAGGAATATTCCGAATTGAAAGAGGGGTTAATGCTAATGCTGCTTATTGCTGGCATAGCAAAGTTAGTTAAAACCTTAGTTTTACAATCATCAACTGATCCTAAAGGGGATTATTAATATGAAAAAATTACTTCCAAATGTAAAAGCTTTTGCTCGTAACTCTTATGCGCGTACTGGTGCTGTATTAACTGTTGCTGCTTTCTCTTCACCTTCTTTCGCTGCTTTAGGTGAAGGTGTTAATGCTGCGGTAACTGAAGGTAAATCAGATATTTCAGAAATGGGTCAATTGGTAATTGGTTTGTGTGTGGCTGTAATGGTCATTGGCTTTTTGCGTCGTACTGCAAAGTAAGCTTATCTTTTAATAAGGGGGCTTTATGCCTCCTTTTTTATTGGAGTCATTATTCATGGGTATTGATCCGCTTTCTTTAACTCTCATAGTTTATTTGGTGTGCGTATGGATAATCGTTTCTTAGTTATATTGTTAATGTTTTTTTCCTCGTTTTCTTATGCAGCTGATGACTTGTACGGTGATTATTATTGGCATATAAATGATTTGTATGGTTTAGATGCTCCTTCAATGGCTTCTGAGGCAGTTAATCGTTATGGTTCATCTAAACATTGTGAATCAAAGGATCATTGGGGTTCTACTGTTACAACTACGTATGTAGTTGTTCACATGGATAATTCTGGTGATTGTGAAAATCGAGGTCATTATAATTATTTAAATATAGTTCGTGAGCAGTGCCCTAATTCTGCGCCAGATTTTAATACGGCTACTAATACGTGTGGTATTGATTGTCCCGCTGGTCAAACCCAGCGTTTATATGGTTCGTATTTAAATTCTTCTGCCTCGTCTGTTTCTGATTGCGGTGTGCCTGCTTCTGTTGCAACTTCGGATAATTGTGAATGGTCTCCTGATGTTCAGGGGAATTGGCAGGTTGCCCTGAACGGCTCTATGTGTGAATGGTGGTCTGATTCCACTTCTACCGGTAATTCGCTTACTTATGGTGATGGTTTTACTGCTGGCCCTGCTGGTGATGGGCCCACTGAACCAAGTACTGGTGGTGACGGTGGTGATAGTGGTATTGGCGGCGGTGATGATGGTTCTGATGATGGTACTGGTGATAATGACGGTGCTGGTGATTCAGGTGCTGGTGATGGTTCTGATTCAGGTGGCGATACTGGCTCTTCTGATGGTTCCGATAGTGGAAATGGCGACACATCGGGTGGTTCGTCTGGTGGTGGCTCGTCTGGTGGTGGCTCATCTGGCGGTGGTTCAGGTACTGATGATGGATCGGGCACAGATGATGGCTCGGGTTCAGGTGATTCAGGGGATGGTTCAGGTGATTCAGGGGATGGTTCCGGTGGTGGTGATACTGGTGATACTGGTGATTCTGGTGACTCCGGCGATTCTGATGGCGGTGATAACACTGGTGGTGATGGCAGCGGTGGATCAGGTGATGATACTGGAGATTCTGGCGATGGAGACTCTGATAACGGCGGCTCTAGCGGTGGCTCTAGCGGTTCCGGTGATGGTGATGGTGGTTCTGGTGAGTGTAATCCTGAAACAGAAGATTGTTCTGATGAGCCCTCTGGTGACTGTGATCCATCTAGTGAAGAGTGTTGTGATTCAGAAACCGAAGAGTGCGGCGATGGTGGTGACTTAGATTATCGTAATTGTTCCGCTGATTTTGTATGTGATGGTGATGCTCTGCAATGTGCTCAGCTCGAAGTTGAACACGCTTCTCTATGCTTGATGAGCGAATCTGAATATCAGGATTTTTTAAACAGTTCTGAAATTAAAGGCGATGGTACTGAAATTTCAGAAACGGGTGTATTAAATGCATTAGATGGTGGAACCGTTGATATATCCGATGCACTAAATTTGTCTGATATTTTTAATGTATCCACCTCTGCATCATGTCCAGAGTTTCCAACTGTTGATACCTCTTATGGTTCATATTCTGTCGATACCACTGATAACTTTTGTCAGTACGCTAATACTGTTCGTCCGTTTGTGATTTATATGGTTTCGTTCTTTGCTTCTTTACTTGTCTTACGTGGCATAACATCTTAGAGGTGCGTACTTATGATTCAGTTATTCGGTAATATATTTGTCAGAATATTCGGTTTTATAATAGTAATACTCGTCCCAGTCTTAACAAAGATTATTCAGTTGTTAGGTATCGGTGTTGTCACATATCTGGGTTTAGATGCTATCACTGACTATTTAATCGATAATCTTGATTCTTTAATGGCTGCAATGCCTGCTGATGTTGTTTTACTTATGGATGCCTTCGGCCTTACCCAAGCTGCTCAAATATACTTAAGTGCTTATACGGCTTTGGTTGCTTATAAAGCCCTAACAGGCGGTAACAAAAAGTGGAAAAAACCATCATTTAAACTGGATGCCTAATCATGTTCTTTTTATACACAGGTCAAGGCGGTTCTAAAAAAACCGCTTCAATGATTAACTTAGTTCTCAATGATTCACAATTTAAAGACAGGCCAGTTTATTACTACAACATAAAAGGCTGTAAGGTTGAGGATTGGATTGAATTATCTTCACAAGAGGTTTTAGACTGGCCTAACATTTTGCCTGAAGGTGCAGTTTTTTTGATAGATGAGTGTCAAACCATTTGGCGCACAAATGTAAAAAACAACCCGATCTATATAACTGCGCTGGAAACTTCACGCCATCAGGGTTGGGACATCATAGCAACAACACAGCATCCGATGCTTATACATCCTGATGTTCGTCGCCAAGTTCATTATCATCGCCATTTCTTTAGCGTCTATCATTTTTGGTATCGCAATCGTGAGTGGAAAAAATGTGTTAATGATCCTGATTCTTTTCACGCGAAAAAAGATGCTTTAATTTCAACAACCAAAGTTCCCAAGTCTGTATTCGATGTTTACAAAAGTACATCGTTTGATACCCATAAGAAGCGTATTCCTCCCGCTTTTTATATAGCGTTCTTGTTCTTAGTGGGCTTGGGTTTCTATGCTTACAGAATTTTGTCTCCCGATCCTGTGGTTCAAAAAGAATCCACATCCGTCATTTCAACCGTTGGCAATACAATCGATACATACAATCGTTTATCAAATCCTAAAAAAGCGTCCGGTTTTCCTTTAAACAAAAAGGATTATCTAGAAATGTTCAAGCCTCGGGTTGAGGGACTAGCTCATACAGCACCGTTTTATGACCAGTTGCAAGTCGCTGTTTCATTTCCTCGAACTCAATGCATTCGGATCTATCGTGGGGGTGAGCCAGAATGTTCGTGCTATACACAGCAAGCAACGGCTTTAGATGTTCCTGATGCAATGTGTAATTCGTTAGTAGAACGAGGGCTTTTTGATCATACCCGTCCTGATCAAGTAAAAAAGCAACAACCTACCCAAAATCAAGGGCGCGAGGTCGTTGATTTATGAAGCCTTTTATTTTGATAACTGCCTTTGCTTTATTTTCGCCTTTTGTGAGTGCTGACTCTTCTAATACTATTTTCTCAAGCTGTCTTAATTTGGTTGTCACAATGAATGCCATTGATCAGCAATTAAAGAGTTCTAAGCGTAATCAATACTCTCGATCTTTGAAAAAAGAAAAGCGCGAATTATCACGTCGATACATGAAATTGGGTTGCACTAAATATAGGGCTCAAATAATGCGCTCATTACCTAGATCTTTATAGGCCGCTCGCACAACGATGCTACGCTTCGCGCGTGGTGCGAGCGGCCGACCTACTGGACGTGCCCTGTAACACGTCTTTAATCATAACTAAAAATTAACCATTACTTCTCAATACAACTCATAACCATTGGAGTGACACAATGGCCATACAACATGCAGAGCGTTTTAATTCGCTTTATGAACCCGATTCTAAAGGTCGTATTTTTTTAGCACCTAAACAGTCAGTCGATAGTGATTTATCTAATGTTCGCCTTCTGACTTCAACGGTCGATACGGTTCGTCAAATCTATCACTGTACAATTGATTCTGCTTTTGAAGATAAAATTACTCAACTACGTGAAACTCATCCTGGTCATGTACCTGTTCATCTACACGGCTTTGATTTTTTAGTGTTTTCTGGTGGGGCTTCCGGTTACAGATATCGTCTTCAAAATAATGATGCTGGTTTAACTGTTTTTGTCCGTTCTCGATCTCGAAGGCCTGATGATGTTGGTTCTCACATTAAGGTCGAGGTTAGCCCTAAATTCCTGCTTCATTACTCATTTGTCGATGTTCAACTGGTAATGGATGGCATAGCTCAGTCTTTATCACCAATCGAGGTATCTCATGCAGGTGTCTCGATTCACTTGGCTTTGGATATCCAAGGTTGGAAACCTGACGCTAGCTTTTTACCTCGCTTGCATTCTCGTTCTCGTCGAATAGCTCGCCATGATGGTTTCGATTCTGCTGTTATATCTTTGGGTTCGGCTGCTGTTACCTATGGATCATTTGAAACAGTCACTGTAGGCGCTGTTACAGGCGTTCAGATGTGTGTTTACGATAAGCTCAAAGAAGCCAAGAAGTCTGACAAACTCGATTTGGTGCGTGATTTATGGTCTGGGAAGTTTTCCCCGCTTTGGGACTTTCAAGATCAATACGATACTTCTCAAGATGTAACTCGTATTGAAATGCGTTTCCACCACTCTGTTTTACGACAATTTGAGCGTGGTACCGAGACATTAGACGGCTTACCTCCCGTTCGCATGCGTTCCTATACCGATGTTATAGACCACCTCTGCCCTCTTTGGCGTTATGCATTTAACCTTTTTCAACTTCGTCAAAATTCTAAATATGTCGATCCGATTTGGACGCTTTTGCAGCATGATGCTGAATTCCAGTATTCATACCGATCTGTTGACTATCGTCGATCTTATAAGACATCTGGTGAGGGTATAGAAAAGAATATTGCTTTGGCTGTCGGTAATATGATTACTGTTTTTGCTAGAAACAAGTTCACGCACAAACAAGCTCTAAGCCATTTAAAAAAGTCGGGGCTTTGGTCTGATTTGTCTGAGTATAATAAATCAAGGGGGATATCACGTTCTGACTTTGTTGAGTTATTACGTGTTAGATTGCTCGAACGGCGAATGCTCGCCAATGTGTCCTAAAAGTGTCCATTTTTATGAGATATAAAGTGTCTTATTGAGCTTTAAATATCAGTAACCTTTTGAAATTTAATAGTTTGAGTATCTAAGGGTAGTATAAATAGGGATTCAAAATCCCCCGCCCTTAAAAGCGTGCCGGTTCGAGTCCGGCCACTGGTACCATGCATTTC